AACATAGATGAGTACGGCGGAACAACGGTAACAATCAACACACCAGACACTACGGTTATACTGATATATGTCCGTAAGTTTGGAGAATGGTTCCCTTATAACTAAGGATAAAACATGTTAACAAACACTGAGTTTCAAATGTTTCTAGATAGGATGCAACAAATGGTAAGTCCTTTGGAAGCGCAAGTACAAGAGCTAACAAAGCAAGTAGAGGAATTACAAAATGCCAGCAAAGAAAGACCCAAGACTAGCACGGGCGGGCGTAAGCGGGTTCAACAAACCAAAGAGGACTCCTAGCCATCCTAAGAAATCTCATGTAGTTGTTGCTAAAGAAGGTGACAAAGTTAAAACTATTCGTTTTGGTGAGCAAGGCGCTAAAACAGCGGGTAAGCCTAAATCAGGTGAGTCTGATCGCATGAAGAAGAAACGAGCATCGTTTAAAGCACGACACGCTAAGAACATTTCTAAAGGTAAAATGTCAGCGGCTTATTGGGCTGATAAGGTTAAATGGTAATGGCTAAAGGCGTAAAACATTATAAGCGTGACGGTACTGAATATACAGGCGGTACGCACAAGATGCCTGATGGCGAAGTACACTCAGGTAAAACTCACGGGAAAACATCTGTAAAACTTTTCCATTTTGAAGAGCTGTCTAAAGCAGCAAAGGAGAAAGCCATGCCCGGTTATGGAATGAAATCAACTAAGCCAAAGAAAAAGCCTGCTATGCCTAAGCGCAACGGGCGTATGCTTACTAACAAGAAGAACAAAAAGAAGAAGTAGTCATGGCTAAAACAAAAAGCAGTCCTAAGCCTAAAAACAAAGCACTGTATGCGCGTGTTAAAGCAGAAGCTAAACGTAAGTATAAAGTTTGGCCCAGTGCTTATGCTTCAGGTTGGTTGACTAAAGAGTATAAAAAACGTGGTGGCACTTATGAGTAAAGCCGAAGGTGGATTAACTAAGTGGTTTAACGAGAACTGGGTGGATGTTAAAACAGGTAAGCCTTGTGGACGTAAGTCAGCTACCAAAAGTAAACGTCCTTACCCCTCTTGTAGACCTAAATCTGTTGCAGATAAGATGACAGCAGCAGAAAAGAAATCGTCTGCTAAACGCAAAACAGGACCCGCTAAAATTAAACATGCTGTCACAGCTTCTGGACGTAGAAGAAAAACTACAAAAAAAGCTTGACATTCCCTTAAAAACATGATATAATAATATTATAGTTAGATAACTTTAGAGAAACTTATGACACCCGAGCTTGAAACTTATTTTGACAACTACAACGAACTCTTCAATCATGAAGGTTTCAAACAACTCGTACAAGAGCTTTCTAGTAACGCAACACAGTTAGCAGATATTCAAACAGTAAAAGATCAGGATGATTTATATTACCGTAAAGGTCAAGTAGCTGCTTTTGCAACTGTTATCAATCTACAAGGTACTATCGAAGCTGCGCGTGAACAAGCTGAAGCTGAAGATCAAGAGCCTTTAGATGTATAAAATATATGACTTCCGTTGTACTAACGGACACGTTTTTGAAGAATTTGTAGAGAGTACCGTTTCAACCACTAGGTGCGGTTGCGGTGCTAATGCTACAAGAATGGTATCTGCCCCGTCTTTCCACCTTAATGGTTCCGATGGTTCATTCCCCGGAGCGCACATGAAATGGGTTAGGGAACACGAAAAAGCAGGTAGAAAATAAACATCTCCACAATGATTATAATCACGGAGTTTAATAATGTCAAGAGCAATGATTGTAGATCCACAACCTGAAGAGGAAAATGTGGACGAGATCGAAACCAACGAAGTTAACGAGATTCAACAAGAAGCGGAAGTAGAAGTTGAGCAACCTCAAGAAGAAACAAGCTTACCAGATAAGTACCAAGGTAAGTCTTTAGAAGATATAGTTAAGATGCACCAAGAAGCTGAAAAGCTACTAGGTCGTCAGTCTTCTGAAGTAGGTGAACTTCGTAAAGTCGTGGATGATTACATTAGTAGTCAAACACAATCAGCACCTCAACCACAACATGTTGAGCCTGAAGACGATATAGACTATTTTACAGATCCTCAAGCGGCTGTCAACCGTGCAATTGAGAATCATCCTAAGATACGTGAAGCTGAAGAATACAGTTCAAACTATAAGAAGCAGTCTGCTCTTGCGGAGCTTAATAATAAGCATCCAGACATGCAAGACATTCTAGGCGATCCTAAGTTTGCTGATTGGATTAAAGCTTCCAAGATTAGGACTCAATTGTTTGTAGCAGCTGACCAAGAGTATGATGCTGACTCTGCTGATGAACTCTTCTCACTCTGGAAAGAACGGAAGCAAGTTGTACAGCAAACTGCTAATGTTGAAAAACAAGAGCGTAAGCAACAACTCAAGGCAGCTAATACAGGTAATGCACGAGGCAGTGCTGAAGGGACACGTAAGAAAGTATATCGCAGGGCCGACATTATTAAACTAATGAGAACTGACCCCGAGCGTTACCAATCCTTGTCAGAAGAGATACTGACAGCATACGCAGAGGGTCGTGTAAAGTAATCTAGGAGATTATCATGGCTACTGTACCATATCCCGGCGCCACCGGAATTACCGGCAAAACTGAAGCAGGAACTTTCATCCCAGAAATCTGGAGTGATGAGATCATTGCTGCTTACCAGAAGAACCTCAAGATGGTTCCTCTTGTAAAGAAGCTTGGCATGACAGGCAAGAAGGGCGACAAGCTCCACATCCCTAAGCCTACTCGTGCAGACGCAAGCGTCAAGGCTGAGAACGCTGCTGTTAACATCATTGCTAACACAGAGAGCGAAATCCAAGTAGACGTTAACCGTCACTTTGAATACTCACGTCTGATCGAAGACATTGTTGAAGTACAAGCACTTAACAGCCTCCGTCAGTTCTACACTGAAGATGCTGGTTACGCTCTTGCTACTAAGATCGACACTGACCTTCACGCTGTTGCTACTGGCTTCGGTGACGGAACAATGACTCTGTCTCCAACTGCTACTAGCTACCAGAACAGTGCTGCTTTCTTCAACAATAACGGCACTACTGCTGCGTTTACTGGACAAGCACTCCCAGCTAACACTGAGTTCAGCGACGGATTCTTCCGTGACATGATCCAGAAGCTTGATGACAACAACGTACCTATGGAAGATCGTTGCCTTGTTATTCCTCCTTCTGCTCGTAACTCAATCATGGGTATCGACCGTTACGTGTCTTCTGACTTCGTATCTGGTCAAGGCGTTCAGTCTGGCCTCATCGGTAACCTCTACGGTGTAGACGTATACGTGTCTAACAACTGTGCAACTATTGCTTCAGGCAAGCGTGCTGCTCTGTTGTTCCACCGTGACGCTGTAGTCCTTGCAGAGCAAATGTCTGTACGTTCACAGACTCAGTACAAGCAGGAGTACCTCTCAACTCTGTACACTGCTGACTGCCTCTACGGTGTCCAAGCATACCGTCCAGAAGCTGGTTTCATTCTGGCTGTCCCAGCCTAAGAAACTCTTGGGGGTCTTTATGGCCCCCTTCTTCTTTTTTGATTTAGCTAGGCAAGAGGAAACTTAGCCATGTCCAACTACACAAAGACCACTGACTTTGAAGCAAAGGATTCCTTGCCGTCTGGTGACTCAGGTAAGATCATCCGTGGCTCAGAGTTTGAAACAGAATTTGACAACATCGCAACAGCGATTGCCTCTAAGTCAGACGCAAATAACCCAACATTCACAGGCACCGTTACTATTGACGGGCTTACTGTCAACGGCAATACAGTTCTGGGCAACGCCGCTTCAGACACTGTAACCGTTACGGCAGACATTGCTTCTAACCTTCTCCCTTCTGCTGACGACACCTACAACTTGGGTGCATCCGGCGCAGAATGGAATGACCTGTACGTAGACGGTGTTGCTTACATTGACACCATTGCAGGTTTTGCAACAACTGAAAATATTACCTTCGGTGACAATGACAAGGCTATCTTTGGTGCTGGCTCTGACCTACAGATATACCACGATGGTAACGATAGCTACATAACTGACTCTGGAACTGGAAATCTTAGAATCCGTGGTACTGATATTACCCTTCAAGACGCAAGTGGTAATGGCTTTATTTCAATGGTAGATAACGGAACTGCTGGGACTGTTTACATTAAACACAACGGGTCAAATGTTTTAACTACAACCTCCACAGGCGTCGACGTGTCTGGCACAGTGACTGCTGATGGTTTGACTGTTTACAAGTCAGGCAGTGGTGATGCTGAAGTTGTTATTAGACCTTCAGATTCTTCTGGTGACCCTGTTTTAAAATTAAAAGAGAATTCAGCGTCCACAAGACTTACTATACGATCAGATGAAAGTGATGGAGCTAAAGTCAAGTTCCAGACAGGTAATACAGGGGTTACACGATTAGCCTTTGGTCAATCAGGCGACATCAGCTTCTACGAAGACACTGGCACAACTGCGAAGTTCTTCTGGGATAGTTCTGCGGAGCGGTTGGGTCTAGGTACTACTTCGCCTGCTTCTACCCTTCACCTCTTTGCGGCTAATCCTACAATCACCTTCCAAGAAGGAGCAGGAAGCACAAGTATTAGTGGCGACGTAGCTAATTTAGAGTACACAGTTCCTTCAGGTAAAAGTCATATATTTTCTGGCGGCAACGTAGGTATCGGAGAGTCATCTCCAGACGAAGCCCTTGTAGTCCGTGGCGGTAACTATGCGGGCAACCAAAATGGCGGTATTGCGTTACAACTTGGCGACGCTAGTGGTGGTCACTACAAAGCAGGCTTTAAGTTAAAGACCGCTTCTAATGGTGTAGTACGCACGACTATTGATGCTACTAACGGAACTACTGGCGGGACTGTAGAGGCTATTTCAATTGCTAACGCTACAGGCAACGTAGGTATCGGTACGAGTTCTCCTGCGGCTAAGTTAGAAATAGATGGCGGGACAGGCTCAGCGACGTCTGGTGGTACTTTAGTTGTTCGTCAAAAAGGCGACACAAGCGCTGATGGTATTGCGATTACAAGTAGTAATTCCGTGTCACATAGAATCTGGAAAGACGCTAGCGGTAATTTAAACATTGGATCATCTTCGTTCCCTAATTCTTTTGTTCAAGACTTTAACGGCAACGTAGGTATCGGTACGGATTCTCCTAGTTCACAACTGCATGTATATGACAGCGCAGTAGTTACTTCGTCTTCAAACATTGATGTTGCTACCTTCCAGTCTCAAACAGCCAATGTAGGTGGTGCTGGTTTCAAATCAGGCATCCGCTTACAACATACGACAGACACCGACA